ATAATGTATAACTATAATCCTTTATTTAAAAATAGGGTGTGACCGAAAACGGTCAGACCGAATTCGGTTGTATATAAACAGAAGCAGGATGCACACAAGGGCAGGGATGTCTGAGGAGAATCCATGCCCTAGGAACATCTTTTTGCTTTGCAAAGAGTATGGTTTGGAGCTAGAGGATTTGCGATTGCTCTGTGTATGGTGCAAACGGCCGTTATCAGAGGCTGACATATGGGCATTTGCAATAAAAGAACTGTTTGTAGTGTGGAGAAAGGGCTTCCCATTTGGAGCCTGCGGAAAATGCCTGATTGCAGCAGGAAAACTTAGACAATACAGACATTGGCATTACTCATGCTACGGAGACACAGTGGAGACTGAGACAGGAATACCCATACCTCAGCTGTTTATGAGATGCTATATTTGCCATAAGCCCCTGAGCTGGGAGGAGAAGGAGGCATTACTAGTTGGAAACAAGCGTTTCCACAACATATCAGGCCGGTGGACGGGACATTGCATGAACTGCGGGTCATCATGCACGGCAACCGACCCAGCCTCAAGGACATTACACTAATATTGGATGAAATACCCGAAATTGTTGACCTACATTGCGACGAGCAATTTGACAGCTCAGAAGAAGAGAATAACCATCAACTGACAGAACCAGATGTGCAGGCCTACGGGGTGGTAACTACCTGCTGTAAGTGTGGCAGAACCGTCCGGCTGGTGGTTGAGTGCGGACAAGCAGACCTAAGAGAGCTGGAACAGCTGTTCTTGAAGACGCTGACTCTAGTGTGCCCTCACTGCGCCTAGCGTTATGGAGGATTCCGAAGGTACCGACGGGACCGAGGAGGACGGGTGCCGGGCAGGGGGGTGGTTTCATGTGGAGGCCATTATAACACACGGCCAGAGGCAGGTATCCAGTGACGAGGACGAGGACGAAACAGAGACAGGGGAGGATTTAGACTTTATAGACAATAGGGTTCCCGGAGATGGGCAGGAAATTCCCTTGCAGCTATATGCACAACAAACCGCTCAGGATGACGAAGCAACAGTGCAGGCCCTAAAACGAAAGTTTGTGGCCAGTCCTTTGTCTGCATGCTCATGCATAGAGAATGATTTAAGTCCCAGATTAGATGCAATCTCCCTAAACAGAAAGTCAGAAAAGGCGAAGAGGCGCTTATTCGAGACAGAACCACCAGACAGTGGGTATGGCAATACGCAGATGGTTGTTGGAACGCCAGAGGAGGTAACGGGGGATGAGGAAAGCCAAGGGGGGCGGCCGGTGGAGGATCAGGAGGAGGAGCGTCAAGGGGGAGACGGAGAGGCAGATCTAACTGTACACACTCCACAGTCAGGAACAGATGCGGCGGGTAGCGTGCTGACCTTACTAAGAAGTAGCAATCTGAAGGCGACGTTGCTGAGTAAGTTTAAGGACCTGTTTGGGGTGGGATTCTATGAACTGGTCAGACAGTTCAAAAGCAGCAAGACAGCATGTGCAGACTGGGTCGTCTGCGCCTATGGTGTGTATTATGCTGTAGCGGAGGGTCTAAAGAAATTAATACAGCCACATACACAATATGCACATATACAGGTACAGACCAGCTCGTGGGGCATGGTGGTCTTTATGCTGCTGCGATACAACTGTGCAAAAAACAGGGACTCAGTGTCCAAGAACATGAGCATGCTGCTAAACATTCCCGAAAAGCATATGCTCATAGAACCACCAAAACTGAGAAGTACCCCTGCCGCCTTATACTGGTACAAGACGGCCATGGGCAACGGAAGTGAGGTATATGGGGAAACACCAGAATGGATTGTTAGACAGACGTTGGTAGGACATAGCATGGAAGACGAACAGTTCAGACTGTCAGTTATGGTACAGTATGCATATGACCATGACATTGTAGAGGAAAGTGTGCTTGCATTTGAGTATGCACAACTAGCAGATGTGGATGCCAATGCAGCAGCATTTCTAAACAGTAACTGTCAGGCCAAGTACGTGAAGGACGCAGTGACAATGTGCAGGCACTATAAGCGTGCAGAGAGAGAACAGATGAGTATGTCACAGTGGATAACATTCAGAGGAAATAAGGTATCAGAGGAAGGGGACTGGAAGCCCATAGTCAGGTTTCTAAGACATCAAGGGGTAGAGTTTGTGTCGTTCCTAGCTGCCTTTAAATTGTTCCTAAAAGGCGTGCCAAAGAAAAATTGTATAGTGTTCTATGGACCTGCAGACACAGGCAAATCATATTTTTGCATGAGCTTGTTGCAGTTCCTAGGCGGCGCTGTTATCTCATATGCTAATTCTAGCAGCCATTTTTGGCTTCAACCTTTATCAGATAGTAAGATAGGGTTACTGGACGACGCAACACCCCAGTGTTGGAGTTACATAGATATATATTTAAGAAATCTTTTGGATGGACACCCAGTGAGCATAGACAGAAAGCACAAAACTTTGCTGCAGCTTAAGTGTCCACCCCTAATGATAACAACCAACACCAATCCTCTAGAGGAGGACAGATGGAAATATTTGCGCAGCAGGCTGACAGTGTTTACATTTAAGAATCCATTTCCTTTTGCAAGTCCGGGAGAGCCCCTGTACCCGATAAATAATGCAAACTGGAAATGCTTTTTCCAAAGGTCGTGGTCCCGCTTAGACCTAAACAGTCCAGAGGAGCAGGACGACAATGGAAACACTGGCGAACCGTTTAGATGCGTGCCAGGAGACGTTGCTAGAACTGTATGAAAAGGATAGCAACAAACTTGAGGATCAGATTAAGCATTGGGCGCAGGTCCGGCTAGAAAATGTCATGCTGTTTAAGGCCCGAGAATGTGGAATGACACGAGTCGGCTGTACAGCTGTGCCTGCCCTCACCGTGTCAAAAGCTAAGGCATGTCAGGCCATAGAGGTACAGCTGGCATTACAGACATTGATGCAGAGTGCCTATAGCACGGAGGCATGGACCCTACGAGACACGTGTCTGGAGATGTGGGACGCACCTCCAAAGAAATGCTGGAAAAAAAAAGGACAATCAGTATTAGTGAAATTTGATGGCAGCAGTGACAGAGACATGATATATACAAGCTGGGGATTCATTTATGTGCAGGACACTATCACTGATTCCTGGCATAAGGTGCCAGGGCAGGTGGACGAACTGGGATTATATTATGTGCACGATGGTGTACGTGTTAACTATGTGGACTTTGGAACAGAGTCCTTGACCTATGGGGTCACCGGGACGTGGGAGGTGCACGTGGCTGGGACTGTTATTCACCATACATCCGCATCTGTGTCTAGCACCCAGGCCAGCGCCTCGGACGACGAACCACTATCCCCTATTAGAACTGCTGTATCCCCAGTCCCAGCCCCAGTCGCAGCCTCAGCAGAATCAACAGGAGCAGGAAGAGCAGCTCCGCCCACCCAAGCGTTGTGCTCCGCCCAGGCGCCAACGAGTCCGCCGGCCAAGCGCCAGCGTGTCATCGTCGGACAGCAGCATCCCCGGCCCGACTCTACGCGAACGGTCGGAGAGGGGGAAGTGGAGTGTTACAACAAGCGGAGCATCAGTGACTCTAACCGCACAGACCCCAGGTGGGGCCACGGTGACACTGACTCTGTGCCTGTAATCCACCTGAGAGGTGATGCAAATTGTTTAAAGTGCTTCAGATACAGGGTGCAAAAACATAAAGACGTACTGTATGCCAGGGTGTCCTCCACGTGGCACTGGGCGGGTGGGAACGGTGATAAGACAGCCTTTGTAACACTGTGGTACACCAGCGTTGAACAGCGTACAGAGTTCCTGACAAGAGTCAGTATACCTAAGGGATTGATAGCATTGCCAGGGTATATGTCTGCATTTGTATAATCCTACATGCTTGTATAAACATATGGTCCAATACATTTCAAGGCCTGCCTCCGCAACACAGCCCTGGACTACTTTCTCTGCGTGGTTGCAGGGTGGACACATCTGCTTGTGCTACTGCTCTTCCTGTGGCTCTCTCAACTAACCCCCCTTGTGGCCTATCTGGTGTTCTTTTTCTGTGTCTATCTGGGGCTGTGGTTGATATATGTGCAGGCCTTTTGGTTTTTACCATAGTCGTTATTATTTCGCCATACGTTGCTGCTAGCTTGTATACATAGTCTATATACCCATTGTGTGAGATTTGCAATGTACCCTGTTGTGTATAAGGGATCTGAGGGAACATATCCTGTGGTACTGTGGGGTCATGATGATGTTCAATGTCTGTTGGTGATTCTTATCCTAATCGCCTTTTTATTGTTGATGTTTTATGTCCGTTTGTTAAACCACACCTAACACCCCCACTTTTTTATATTGTTTTGATACATTTTCATTTTGATACATTTGTGTTTTTTTTGTATTTGCTGCGTTTTAATAAACGTGCAACCATGTCTATACGTGCCAAGCGTCGAAAGCGCGCCTCCCCCACAGACCTCTATCGTACCTGCAAGCAGGCAGGTACCTGCCCCCCAGACATTATCCCAAGAGTGGAACAGAACACTTTAGCAGATAAAATCCTTAAGTGGGGCAGTTTAGGTGTGTTTTTTGGGGGTCTAGGTATAGGCACCGGCAGCGGCACAGGGGGGCGTACTGGGTACATTCCTGTAGGTTCGCGACCCACCACTGTAGTTGACATTGGTCCAACGCCCAGGCCGCCTGTTATCATTGAACCTGTGGGGGCCTCTGAACCCTCTATTGTCACTTTGGTGGAGGACTCTAGCATCATTAACGCAGGAGCGTCACATCCCACCTTTACTGGTACTGGTGGCTTCGAAGTGACAACCTCCACCGTTACAGACCCCGCCGTCTTGGATATCACCCCCTCAGGTACCAGTGTGCAGGTCAGCAGCAGTAGCTTTCTTAACCCACTATACACTGAGCCAGCTATTGTGGAGGCTCCCCAAACAGGGGAAGTATCTGGCCATGTACTTGTTAGTACAGCCACCTCAGGGTCTCATGGCTATGAGGAAATACCAATGCAGACGTTTGCCACGTCGGGGGGCAGCGGTACAGAGCCTATCAGTAGCACACCCCTCCCTGGCGTGCGGAGAGTTGCCGGACCCCGCCTGTACAGTAGAGCCAATCAGCAAGTGCAAGTCAGGGATCCTGCGTTTCTTGCAAGGCCTGCTGATCTAGTAACATTTGACAATCCTGTGTATGACCCAGAGGAAACTATAATATTTCAGCATCCAGACTTGCATGAGCCACCGGATCCTGATTTTTTGGACATAGTGGCGTTGCATCGTCCCGCCCTCACGTCCAGAAGGGGTACTGTCCGTTTTAGTAGGTTGGGACGCAGGGCTACACTCCGCACCCGTAGTGGTAAACAAATTGGGGCACGGGTGCACTTCTATCATGATATTAGCCCTATAGGTACTGAGGAGTTGGAGATGGAGCCACTGTTGCCCCCAGCTTCTACTGATAACACAGATATGTTATATGATGTTTATGCTGATTCGGATGTCCTTCAGCCATTGCTTGATGAGTTACCCGCCGCCCCTCGCGGTTCACTCTCTCTGGCTGACACTGCTGTGTCTGCCACCTCCGCATCTACACTACGGGGGTCCACTACTGTCCCTTTATCAAGTGGTATTGATGTGCCTGTGTACACCGGTCCTGACATTGAACCACCCAATGTTCCTGGCATGGGACCTCTGATTCCTGTGGCTCCATCCTTACCATCGTCTGTGTACATATTTGGGGGAGATTATTATTTGATGCCAAGTTATGTCTTGTGGCCTAAACGACGTAAACGTGTCCACTATTTCTTTGCAGATGGCTTTGTGGCGGCCTAATGAAAGCAAGGTATACCTACCTCCAACACCTGTTTCAAAGGTGATCAGTACGGATGTCTATGTCACGCGGACTAATGTGTATTACCATGGTGGCAGTTCTAGGCTTCTCACTGTGGGTCATCCATATTACTCTATAAAGAAGAGTAATAATAAGGTGGCTGTGCCCAAGGTATCTGGGTACCAATATCGTGTATTTCACGTGAAGTTGCCAGATCCAAATAAGTTTGGCCTGCCCGATGCTGATTTGTATGATCCAGATACCCAGAGACTTCTGTGGGCGTGCGTGGGAGTAGAGGTGGGCCGTGGGCAGCCTTTGGGTGTGGGTGTGTCTGGTCACCCATATTACAATAGACTGGATGACACTGAAAATGCACACACACCTGATACAGCTGATGATGGCAGGGAAAACATTTCTATGGATTATAAACAGACACAGCTGTTCATTCTGGGCTGCAAACCCCCTATTGGTGAGCACTGGTCTAAGGGTACCACCTGTAATGGGTCTTCTGCTGCTGGTGACTGCCCGCCCCTCCAATTTACTAACACAACTATTGAGGACGGGGATATGGTTGAAACAGGGTTCGGTGCCTTGGATTTTGCCACTCTGCAGTCAAATAAGTCAGATGTTCCTTTGGATATTTGTACCAATACCTGTAAATATCCTGATTATCTGAAGATGGCTGCAGAGCCTTATGGTGATTCTATGTTCTTCTCGCTGCGTAGGGAACAAATGTTCACTCGTCATTTTTTCAATCTGGGTGGTAAGATGGGTGACACCATCCCGGATGAGTTATACATTAAAAGTACCTCAGTTCCAACTCCAGGCAGTCATGTTTATACTTCCACTCCTAGTGGCTCTATGGTGTCCTCTGAACAACAGTTGTTTAATAAGCCTTACTGGCTACGGAGGGCCCAAGGGCACAACAATGGTATGTGCTGGGGCAATAGGGTCTTTCTGACTGTGGTGGACACCACACGTAGCACTAATGTATCTCTGTGTGCCACTGAGGCGTCTGATACTAATTATAAGGCTACCAATTTTAAGGAATATCTCAGGCATATGGAGGAATATGATTTGCAGTTCATCTTCCAACTGTGCAAGATAACCCTTACTCCTGAAATTATGGCCTATATACATAATATGGATCCCCAGTTGTTAGAGGATTGGAACTTCGGTGTACCCCCTCCGCCGTCTGCCAGTTTACAGGATACCTATAGATATTTGCAGTCCCAGGCTATTACATGTCAAAAACCTACACCTCCTAAGACCCCTACCGATCCCTATGCCTCCCTGACCTTTTGGGATGTGGATCTCAGTGAAAGTTTTTCCATGGATCTGGACCAATTTCCCTTGGGTCGCAAGTTTTTGCTGCAGCGGGGGGCTATGCCTACCGTGTCTCGCAAGCGCGCCGCTGTTTCGGGGACCACGCCGCCCACTAGTAAACGAAAACGGGTAAGGCGTTAGCTCTCAGTGTCGCATCATTTCCTCTGTTCTACTTTTTACATATTATTTTGTTGTCTGTAATATGTTTATGTTGTTGTTGTGCTTATATTACATGTATACATGTATGGTATGTATCCCCTCCCGTATGAATAAACGTGTGTCATGTGTTGTGTGTTCTGTAACTGTACGTTCTGGTGCACAGATTTCTGCACCCCATCGCCTTGTGTGTAGCCCCCAGTTTCATGCAACCGTTTTCGGTTGCGTGCAGTTTCGGTCGGCGCCGTTGCCAACCCAGCTTAATCCTTTAATTGCTCTCATCCTAAAGTGTTATCTGTGCCAGCGACGATGAGTTTGGATTTTGGTTGTTTAATGCTTTTTCTTTTCAGTTTTTCCTTTGTTTGTGCCAGGCCGCGAGAGGGCGTGCACATTCCTAGGCTGATTATCTTAATGTGTTTGGCACATCTTTGTACTGCGTCTGCAGAAAAACCTGCAGCAACAGCACTTTGGGCGCGTCGTTTTTGCAGCCAACTTTCACTTGCCAACTTGCCTTGCCGCGCATTCCAAGAAACACACCTATTCCGGTCGCAATGTCTACTATGTGTGGTTT